GTTGATACTAACACCTTCCAGCCAAAGATTGGTTTCAAGACTCGTTACGGTCTTGTTGCTAACCCATTTGCTGAAGGTACTGTTCAAGGTAACGGTGCTCTCAATCCTACCAAGAACAACTACTACAGAGCGTTCAAAATCCAAAATATAATGTAAGCATAATTTAAATTGAGTCCACGTTAAGATGGATTTTAGAGGAGGGTTAGAAATAACTCTCCTCTTTTTTTGTTTCTTATATTACATAAAGTTGTTAAATTATAAATAAAAAGATATGATTAAACATAAACATCACATAATACCAAAGCATGCAGGTGGAACCGATCACCCATCAAATCTCATTGAACTTACTATAGAAGAACATGCGGAAGCACACAAAATTTTATATGAGAAATATGGTAGAGATAGTGACAAATTCGCGTGGTTAGGATTGTCTGGACAAATAGGTAAAGATGAAATTTTAAGGCAAATTGCTATGTCTCAAAAAGGAGTAAAAAAACCTGAAGGGTTTGGCGAGAAAATTAGCTCTTTCAGAAAAAAATTTAAATACTCTGATGAATCTAAAAAGAAGATGAGCGATGCTAAAAAAGGTAAAATTTTAACAGATGAACACAAAGAAAAAATATCGAAAGGATTAACAGGAAAGAAAAATACAGATTATCAAAAACAAAGAGTAGCTGAGATTAGGCGTAAAAAATATTTGTTAACCAATCCTGCTGGTGAATCCTTTGAAGTTTTGAACTTAACTAAATTTTGTAGAGAAAACGGCTTCGATCAAGGAAATATGTTCAGAAGTAAAATCAAAGGTTGGACCTGTAAAAAAATAACATAAATATTATCATGACAGAGATAGTTTTGATATCGGACTTATTAGATATTAAGTCTCGCAAACAGAAAGAACTTGAATTCTATCATCAACAAATGAATGAACTCAAGTTGAAGATGGCTTTCATTCAACAAGAAATAACATTAACTAACCGAATCATTGATATGATTGAAAAAGAAACTTTGATTGATATCGGTTTATACATTAAAAAGAACGTTTAATGGCAACTGTAGCTTTATCGAATAGCCCAAGCAATCAGAATTTTCTACACCCAAACAAGTTTCACTTGACGTTTGGTAGAATACCTAATCTTCAATTTTTCTGTCAATCGGTTTCTGTTCCGGGAATATCTTTGGGTGAAATACCTTCACCAACTCCGTTTGTTGAAAGATATTCACCAGGAGAAAAAGCAGTATACGATATAATGAATGTTACCTTCGTTCTCGATGAAGAACTCAGATCATGGATGGAAATTCACGATTGGATCCGTGCAATGACATTTCCAGAAAACTTCGAAGAGTATGCTGAATTGCCCAGATTGAATAAGTTTAGCAATAAGCCAAAACCCCAGTTTTCGGATGCGACTTTAACGCTATACTCATCTTCATTTACACCTTACTATAGATTCAAATTTGTTGATGTTTTTCCTTCATCATTATCTTCTTTTATTGTCTCAACACAAGATACACCAGATACGATTATGACTGCTGATGTATCATTCAGATTTACCTATTTTAATATTGAAAAACTTTTCTGATTGAGTTATACTTCCGAAAGGAGGTTTTATAATGTCAAAACTTGATGATTTAATGTCTGAATGGGAAAAAGATTCCCAAATTGATCGCACTGAACCAGGTAAAGCACTACTTGATATACCCAAACTTCACAGCAAATATTTGAACATTCTTTCAAGGCATAAGTTGCTTTCGAAAGAATCTGAGTTTAAATATTCTAAAATGAAGAGAATAAAGTGGGAGTATTATACAGGTAAAATGGGAGAAGACGATCTCAAAAAATATGGATGGGAACCATTTCAATTTGTTTTGAAATCTGATATTTCTACTTACATGGACTCAGATGAAGACTTGAATAGATTGATTGCATCAAAAATGCTACATGATGAGATTGTAAGTTGCTGTGAAGCGATTTTGAAAGAACTACATAGTAGAACATTTCAATTGAGATCGTTCATAGAATGGGAAAGGTTCATACAGGGTGTCGCCTGATATAGTAATTTCGAAAGTAAATGAAGTTTATATTAAAGTACACTGCGAGCGCAGTTATTCGCAGGAAATAAGCGATTTCTTCACTTTTCATGTACCAAACTATCAATTTACTCCTGCTTACAGAAATCGTTTATGGGATGGAAAGATAAGATTGTTGGATCTTAGAACTAACTATTTGTACTATGGTCTAATACCTTATCTTAAAAAATTCTGTGCAGAAAGAAATTATACTATAGAATTTGAACCCAGTGTACTGTTAACAGAAAACTTTTCCCTAAAAGAAGCAAAAGATTTCGTTCAAGAATTAGATTTAAAACTTGAACCTAGAGATTATCAACTAGAGTCTTTTGTTTATGCGATTCGAAATCGTAGAATTCTGTTACTGTCACCAACAGCATCAGGCAAATCTTTTATACTCTATCTCATTCTAAGACAGATTCAGAAAGAATGTAATAAAGGGATATTAATCGTACCCACAACATCTCTAGTTGAACAAATGTATTCAGATTTTCAATCATATGGATACGATTCTGAGTTTTTCTGTCATCGTCAGTATTCGGGAAAAGAAAAACACACAAACAAATTTTTAACAATCACAACTTGGCAATCTATTTACAATAGAGAAAAAGAATACTTCGAACAGTTTGATTTCGTACTAGGAGATGAAGCGCATCTATTCAAAGCTAAATCTCTGACAACAATCATGACTGGTTTAGTGAACACGAAATACAGAATTGGTTGTACAGGCACTCTTGATGGCACACAAACTCATAAGCTAGTTCTCGAAGGCTTATTTGGTCCTGTACTTAAAGTGACTACGACTAAAGACTTGATGGATAAAAAACAACTGTCAAGTCTGAACATTAAATGTTTGATACTAAAGTATCCAGAAGAAGTTTGTAAACAAGCTAGACACTGGGACTACAAAAAAGAACTAGACTACATAGTAGGAAATAAGCACAGAAATATCTTCATAAAAAATCTAGCCTTATCTTTGAAAGGCAATTCTCTCATACTGTTTCAACTTGTCGAAAAACACGGAAAGATACTCTACGATTTAATACAGTCGGAAGCAAATGATCGAAAAGTTTTCTTTGTGTATGGAAAAACTGATGTTGAAGTTAGAGAGCAAGTTAGAGCAATTACTGAAAAAGAAAATGACGCAATTATTGTTGCTTCTTATGGTACTTTTTCTACTGGCATCAACATTCGTAACTTACACAACGTCATCTTTTCTAGCCCGTCTAAGTCTAGAGTTCGCAACTTGCAGTCCATCGGTCGTAGTTTACGCAAAGGAGACTCAAAGGATGAAGCAACTTTATTTGATATCGCAGACGATTTCAGAGTAGGTAAATATACCAACTTTACCTTGAAGCATTTTATAGAGAGAATTAAAATTTATGATGAGGAAAAATTTTTTTATAAAATGTATAACATCGACCTAAAAAATTAACATTAACACATAAATAAAAGTGTTAATGTATTTTTAGGAGAAGAACTAATGAATATTATAACAAAAAAAGATGCTCTCGCTAAAAAAATGAAATATTACTTTACTGGAAAACCTTGTAAACACGGGCATGTTTCCGAAAGAATGGTTAAAGGAGGAGCATGTAAGCAATGTAGGGACATTTTTTCTTTGAAATATAGAAACGAAAATAGGCAAGTTTACAATGAATATTGTAGAATTAAAAAGAAAGAAAGCTATTCGAAAGAAAAACGAAGAACCCAATATGTGAATAATATAATTCGAGAAATGTATCATGCAGCAAAAACACGGGCAAAAAATAAAAATATACCTTTTACTATTACTATAAAAGATGTTATAATGACTGAAAAATGTCCTGTTTTTAATATTCCTTTCGATTATGAAAATAAAATGTTTTCTCCCACACTCGATAGAATTAATAATGAACTAGGATACATTCCAGGAAATGTTAAGGTTATTAGTGCAAAAGCTAATAGATTGAAAAGCAATGGAACAATACAAGATTTTTTAAAAATAATAGAGTATATAAAAAATGCATGATACAATAAAAATTCTCAGATTAAAAGATGGTGAAGACATTATAACCGCTTATCATATAGATGAGAAATCTAATGTCGTTGTAATGGATAATCCAATGACAATATTTTTTAAGAGAATGGGAATGGGTAAATCTATTGTCATGATGAACCCTTGG